ACTATGGGCCTTTCTTTATCCGCATGTCCTGGCACGCCGCAGGCACCTATCGCACCGGTGACGGCCGGGGCGGCGCCGGTTCCGGCCAGCAACGCTTTGCACCGCTCAACAGCTGGCCGGACAACGTTAGCCTCGACAAGGCCCGCCGGTTGCTGTGGCCGATCAAGCAAAAGTATGGCAACAAAATCTCCTGGGCCGACCTGATCGTCCTCACCGGCAACGTCGCCCTGGAATCCATGGGCTTCAAGACGTTTGGTTTTTCCGGTGGCCGCGCGGATGTGTGGGAACCGGACGAAGACGTCTACTGGGGTTCTGAAAGCAAATGGCTGGGCGGTGACTCGCGTTACGGAAAAGAAGACAAACCGGTGCAGAAACCCGGCGATGTGCCCTTGGTGGCTGAGCCCGGCAGAAACGAGGACAGCCGTACCGACAATGGCCGCAATCTGGAAAACCCCCTCGCCGCGGTGCAGATGGGCCTGATCTATGTGAACCCGGAAGGCCCGGAAGGCGAACCGGACCCGGTCGCCTCGGCCAAGGACATCCGCGAAACCTTCGGCCGCATGGCGATGAACGATGAGGAAACCGTGGCGTTGATCGCCGGTGGCCACGCCTTCGGCAAGACCCACGGCGCCGGGCCCGCCGACCACGTCGGGGCGGAACCGGAAGCTGCCGGCCTGGAGCTGCAAGGCCTGGGCTGGAAGAGCACCTTCGGCACCGGTAAAGGGGCCGATACCATCACCAGCGGCCTGGAAGTGACCTGGACCACCACGCCCACCAAATGGAGCAACAACTACCTGGAAAACCTGTTCGGTTTCGAATGGGAACTGACCAAGAGCCCGGCCGGCGCCCATCAGTGGAAACCGAAAAACGGTGCCGGTGCCGGGATCATTCCGGATGCCTTTGATCCGTCCAAACGCCGTGATCCGACCATGCTGACCTCGGACCTGGCCCTGCGTTTCGACCCGATCTACGAACCGATTGCCCGGCGCTTCCTGGCCAACCCCGATCAACTGGCCGATGCCTTCGCGCGCGCCTGGTACAAACTCATTCACCGTGACATGGGCCCGCTCTCGCGCTACCTCGGCCCGGAAATGCCGGGCGAGGAACTGCTGTGGCAAGACCCGATCCCTGCCGTCGATCATCCGCTGGTCAACGACAGCGATGTGGCAGCCCTGAAAAGCAAGGTGCTGGCGTCCGGCCTGTCGGTGTCGCAGTTGGTATCGACGGCGTGGGCCGCCGCGTCCAGCTTCCGTGGCTCCGATAAACGCGGCGGTGCCAACGGCGGGCGCCTGCGCCTGGCGCCGCAGAAGTCCTGGCCGGCCAACCAGCCGGAGCAACTGGCCAATGTGCTGGCCAAACTTGAAGGCATCCAGAAGGAGTTCAACAGCGGCGGCAAGAAAATCTCCCTGGCCGACCTGATCGTGCTCGCCGGCGGCGCGGGTGTCGAACAGGCGGCGAAAAACGCCGGCCACAGTGTGACGGTGCCGTTCAGCCCGGGCCGCACGGACGCCAGCCAGGAACAGACCGATGTCGAGTCCTTCGGTTTCCTTGAACCGATTGCCGACGGCTTCCGTAACTACCTGAAAACCCAGTACCGCGTGCCCGCCGAATCCTTGCTGATCGACAAGGCACAACTGCTGACGCTCAGCGCGCCGGAAATGACGGTACTGCTGGGTGGCCTGCGGGTGTTGAACACCAACGTCGGCCAGAGCAAACACGGTGTGTTCACCCAACGGCCGGAAGCGCTGACCAATGACTTCTTCACCAACCTGCTGGACATGGGCGTGGAGTGGAAGCCGGTGTCGGATGCCCAGCAGGAGTTTGAAGGGCGTGATCGCAAAACCGGTGCGGTGAAGTGGACGGGCACCCGGGTTGACCTGGTCTTCGGTTCGAACGCGCAGTTGCGTGCGCTGGCCGAAGTCTATGCCAGCGCCGATGCGCAGCAGAAATTCGTCAAGGACTTCGTGGCTGCGTGGACCAAAGTGATGAACCTGGATCGTTTCGACTTAAACCGCACTGTCTAGAGGAGATGTTGTCATAACGCTGGCATTACCGGCAAAAAGTGCCTCGGCTCGCCCTCCGGCTCCGACATCAGCGGAGGGCATCCAGCGACCATAAACCTTGGCGATCATGGTCCAGTCTTTGTGGCCAAGTTGCTTGGCTACCCACATTGGATTCTCGCCAGCAGAGAGCATCATCGAGGCATAGGTGTGGCGACTCTGATAGGGTCGCCGCCACCTAACACCTGACTTCTTCATCGCCGGCATCCAGATGACCCGGTAAATGTATCCGGCATGCTTCCAAGGCTCTCCGGTGATTGTATTGAGAAACACCCTGCCGCCAGCCAGGAAGGTCAACTCTTTCTGCTTGAGCAACGCTTCTCGCGCCGGAGCCAGTAACTTCACGGTGCGCCTTCCTGATAACGTCTTGGTCGACTCTGGCTCTTTTGCAGCTCTCGTTTTGGCCCTGACGATCCTTACCTCCCCCGCGATCCAGTCGATATCCCCCCATTCCAAGGCGATCAGTTCGCTGGGCCGAAGACCTGTCCAGAAAGAGAACTGCAATTGCGGCCACGTGTCGCCCCTGGCGGCAGCCAATATCGCCAGTTGCTCCTCACGAGTGAAGGGGTCAACGTCATCTTCCTCCTTGAGCTGTTCCCGATTCTTGTAGGCCCATCCAGAAAGCGGATTGCTCTCCAAGATTTCATCCTCAACTGCGTCGTTAAGTGCAGAGCGAAAGCAGCTCTGTACGTTCATCAGCGTCTTGTTGACCACCTTGTAGGTCGACATCTTTTCTCTGATGATCTTTTTTGACAGTTCATTAAGAGGCAGGTCGCCGAACATCGGTTTGAGGATTGCGCGGATTGTCGATTCGTAGAACGCGACCGTGCTTGATTTGAGTGTCGGAGTTTTCCGCTCCAGCCATTCTGTCAGGTAATCCCCAATGGTTTGTCTGGCATCGGTGCGCCTGAATGCGTCGGCGCGCTTCGACTTCGGGAACGTTGCGGCATAATCGAAAGTACCGTTCGCGATCGAATACTCAATCGCAACCTTGTGCTGCTCGGCCTTTTTCAGGTTAGCGGCGGTGGGCTTGAGCGCGATGCGCTCACGACACCTGACGCCCTGGTATTGGAAAGTGATTTCGATACTACTTGCAGATGCGGCGCGGACGCCTCCCCCATCTCGACCCATGAGTAATATCCCTCTACGTCTATTAAAATTCTGCCGTCTGGCGCTTTCCGCCAAACAAGGTGTTTCGGCCATTTGCCGTCGCGGATTTTGGTTCTGATGGCATCGGGGGTATAGCCCGACTCCCGAGAGAACTGCTCTACGGTCTTGTATCTGACCATGTGCATGCTCCATGCCGCGCGTGGCGGCAGAAGGTGGTTAATCCCAGTCGTGGCTGAGCTTGGGGTTGATTGGTGGTGTGCACTGAAGCGTGGCGAGATCCAGCAGAGTGAAGTGGCCGTCCATCCATCCGGCTGTGTCGATGTAGTGGACGTTCCCGAGCAAGGCCGGCTGTCGCAGCGGGGTGTGGCCCACCACCAAGGCGCGTAAACCTTCAACGCCACACATCTCGCCGTCCTGAATACGGCTACGCGACCACATGCAGCTGTTCTGCACCAGCTTCAGCCGCTTGTTGCTCTCGGGCGACTCCAGCTCAGCGCGCAGCTGCTCCCATGAAGAGAAAGGGCAGTCGGCGTGGACGATCCCGACCAGTCCGCCAGGTGTCTCGACTTCGATGGCGATCGGCAGCTCTGCAAACTGGGTGGCAAACTCCCGCTGCTCATCCCAGGCCAAGCCGGCGAACCAGGCGCCGCCGTTGTAGACCCAGTTTTCCGAATCGCAGGTATCGAAGCGCACCACATAGTCATCATGGTTTCCACGTACCGGGTGGAACCATGGCTTGTCCAGCCAGGTGAGAACGTCGCGGCATTCCGGCCCGCGGTCGACCAGATCGCCGACACTGAACAGGCGATCCGCCGACGGATCGAAGCCGGCAACATCAAGCGCGTCCTGTAGCCTGGTGAAGTGCCCGTGTATGTCGCCGACCGCGAAATCCCGGCCAGCCGTGTTTGCGGCGAAGCGCTTCACGCGCGACACCTCGATATTTTCGAGCATGTGGGTTCCTCGCCCGCCGTTCACCGGCAGGCTGGTAAGTGGATTGTGGAAATCAGATGAAGGGCGTCAGGCAGATTGAGCGGGTGGGCTATGGTTTATTGGTTCGTCTCGTCAGTTGCGTACACGCTATCTCCCCTGAAGGTAGCTGGCGGGACGAGCTCGTATCGTTATGGCTCTGCCCCATGACAACCTGAGCAAGTGAGCTATTATCGAAGCTTGCGTCCCATCAGTTGCCGAACACCTGTCCGGTTCATTTCGGCGGCTGGTGGGGCGGTTTATATTTAGCGCGGCCCCTTGTAGCAGTACACGTAGGCGAACCAGGCGAAGGCGATCATGATTTCGCCTCCGCGCGGACGGCAGCGACAATCTCTTCCTGTTTGTCGAATTTGCTCTTGCCGTAGTCAGCCGGAACAGTCACGACATCGCCGTCCGCCAGATAAACCTTCACCTGCGCATCGAAATCGCTGACAACGATCTTCGAGACTTGGCTGGCAGCGACGTGGACTTTTTCGGTCAGCTTGATCATGGCGCCACCTCGCGGCGAGCCCACTGCACGTACGGGCCGTCCTCAGTATCGAAAATCCCCATCAGGAACCACTCTGGCCCTGGCGATTCGGGATTCCAGGCGGTGCACGCGGCATCCTCTTCTGGCAGGTCGTACGTCTCGTCTCCCGAGTGCCAGCCTTTCAGCTCTAACCCTTGTTCTGCTACCCATGCCCTGTACGGCGCCGGATCTTCGCCTCCATCGAATTCAGGGATGCCTGGGTGCCACCACCAACCGTCTTTGTCGCGCTTCACTTCGACTGGGCCAAAGGACTTCGGGCTGTGGTTCGGGCAAGGCATCACGTAAAGCACGTCGGAGTACTCACCACCGCCGGAGCTGAACTCCATCTGGCAGCCGCACTTCGCCGGCTCGCCATTTACGAACGTTATCTTTTCTTCAGGCATGACTTCGTCCTTGCCGCTATAGCGGCTGACTTTGAAGGGGGAGGGGGTTACAGATGGTTGGAGTACAGATGTACTCCTTTCGGAATCAAACGCCCGGGCGGCCTTTGAAGGCGAGCCAAATATAATGGCGGCCTTTGGCGGTGACCTTGATCTTGTCCATCTGCTTGTTCCAGCTGATCAGGCGAAGCTCTTCAAGGATGGTGGTCAACGTGTGGCCCTGGTGCCAGGCGGCCAGCGTCTTGATGCAGCCTTGGGCCAGCAGGCCTCGGTAATCGGTGTGGCCGAAGTTGGTGCCCTGGAACACGGCCTGCATCTGCTCGTCTGTGACAAGGTCGGTGACAGCCTTTATGTCCGGGTCACGCCGGTAGCATTTGTGGGTCATGGTCATTCGCCCTGGTTGGCTAGCATGTTCAGGCGCATGCCCGATGTGCCGGGGATTTCATCGCACCGCTCTACCTTTTCTGGCTTGAGTGCGGCACTGATTCTGGCCAAAAGACCGTACAGCCTGTCACCACCATCCTCACGCTGCATGCCAGCGTGGTAGTCGACGCTGCGTCGGGCCTCGTTGAGCAACTCTTCCAGATCATCAATGCGCTGACCGGCCTCCAGACTAAGAAGGGCGAAGTCATCGTCTGCCTTGTCCAGTCGCTCATCCGCGGAGGTCAGGCGCTGTTGCAGGGCTTCACGCTCTTCCCGCAACACATGCCCCCGCTCGCCGGCAGCTACATAGGCTTCCTGCAGTTCGCCGATTCGGTCTTGGGCCTGGTCGACGACCTTTTGAGCTTCGTGCACATCGATCCAGTTGCCTGCACGGTCCTCCAACTTTTGAATACCGGCGTCTGAAGGCTTCAGTAGGAACATGTAGCGCGGCAGGGCATTCAGCTTGTCCCAGAACTCCTTGCCTGGGCGCGGCGCGAGTGCTGTGTTGGATTGATTTTCTGTGGGCATGGGGCGTCCTATGCCGGGTCATGCCCGGGCGGTGGAGGGTGTTGGTTTGACAGGTTTCGGATATAGCGGATGATTGGAGCTCACCCACAGCAATCAGGATTTCAACGATGACGTTTCACGCGAACCATCAAGAAAGTGAGCCGATGTACATAAACCCAAAAGATGCAATCTGCTTCGATTGTGGGCGTCCATTAGAAGGGGCCTCCGTCCGGTACGACGGCTATGCATTTTCCGGGTCAGGAGGCGGTCATTCCATATACCTGCATACCGTCTGCGCTTCCGAAATGGCCCAACGGCTAATTTGTGATGCATGGCCAAATCGCCGAGCAAAGTGATTCGTGTCATGCGGCCGCTTTCAGTGCCTCAATGATCCGTTGCCCGGCCAGAGGCGGCACCGCATTGCCAGCCATGTGCATCGTCAGCCGATGATTGTCCGGGCGCTTCGTATCAGCCGGGAATGACATGGCAGCAAGGGCCTCGTTCGCCGAGAGCATTCGCATCTCGTCGCCTCGTACCAGTGCCCAACGGTCAAGCGTGGTGATGGTTCCGATCGGTCGGTTGATGTCGCGCCCGGTCAAGCCAGAGCCCTTGCCGTAATAGGGCATGATGAATCGCTCGCCGAAGCGTTCGCGGCCATTGCGCACCCGCTCCAGAGTGGCTTGGGCCCGGCCTGGCTTCTCGATTGGCGACCAGCGGCCGGCATCGAAGTCGAGGAAATTGGAGGCCGGCACATGCTGACGACGGTGCAGCTCGAGCATCAGCGGCGCCTTGCTGCGGGTCAGGACCAAGAACAGTCGCACCCGATGCTGCGGTACCCCTAAGTCGGCGCAATCCACTACGTGCGGTGCTATCTGATAGCCCAGCGCCCGCACTGCAGCGACCCAGGCCGGGTACAGCGCCCAGTCGGTGAATTCCTCGACGTTCTCCACCAGCCCAGCTTCAGGCCGGTGGAACTCCAGCGCCGACACCACTGCCCAGGCTGTCGAGCGCGAAGAGTCGTGCTGCGGATTTCCCGACTTCTTGCCGCGAGCTTTCGAGTGCCCTTGGCAACATGGAGAGGCCAGCAGTAGATCGTGGGCTGGCACCTTCTCCCATTGCGCCTGGTGCAGATCTTGGCAGACATGCTGCGTGTCCGGGTGGTTGGCGCTGTGCCACTCAACCGCAACCGGCCAGTGGTTAGCGTCCCAAAGAACGTCGATGCCGGCATTGCGGGCACCAGTTGACCATCCGCCGAGGCCGGCGAACAAATCGATTGCTGTGGGCATGGGGATATCTCCCGGATATAGTTGATAGTTCACAGTTGGAGGGAACACGTATGGATGTTTTTCTGGCTTCGGGCGGGTCAGCAGCTCTATTTGCTTTGGTACTCTGGCTCGCAAGGAATTTGATAATTACAAGATTGACAAAATCGGTTGAAAGCGAATACCAGCGCCTGCTGGAGTCTTATAAGTTCGATCTCAGAAAATCAGAAGAGTTGTTTAAGGCCGATCTGAAAACGAAAGAAGTAGAAATTGCTGCTCTGCGAAGTGGAGCTTTGTCTGCGATATCAAATCGGCAGTTATTGTTGGATAAAAAGAGAATGGAAGCTTCTGAGGAGATTTGGGCTTCGGTTGTCTCACTAGGGGCGTTTAAATTTGTATCTACTTGGATGTCTTGGATAAAGTTCGAGGAAGCAGCCGAAGCTGCAAAAAAGGATCCAAATATTCGTAGAATTGTGGAGGTTTTAGATAAGCAGATAGATCCTGAATTCATAAAAAATCAACTGGTCCCTGTAGGAGCACGTCCATTTGTCTCACCAATGTTATGGGCGTCTTATAGTGCCTATACCCATGTAATGATGCAGGCCGTAATGCGCGCATTTGCGATTAAACATGGTGTTGGTGCAAGTGTGTTTGATGATAAAAAATCTGCTGATATTTTAAAGCTCGTTCTCCCGCATCAGGCTTCTTACATCGATAAATTTGGTCCTTCGTGCTATCACTATCTCCTCGAAGAGCTTGAGGAAAAAATAATCAAAGAAATACATCACTCTATTTCAGGTGCTTCAACCGACGATGTAAGCATCCAGCAGGCTGCAGCTGTGATCAAAAAGTGCAATGAAATTGCGACTCCAACCGAATAAAGTTGGGTGAAAAAATAATTCTTGATCTCTTTGTCGGCTGGCGTGATTCGTTGAAGTGGGGTAGGTTCAGACGTTTTTAATGGGAGAAGAAGATGAATAAGGAAACGACGGCAAAACCCTGGCTATGGTGTGCAGGGCTTTTTGCTCTTTTCGTCATTCTCTGTGTTGCCGGTATGTATGTATCGGTTTTTTCAACTTACATACTTAATGATCAAGAGAAGTGGGGGCAGTTCGGTGATTATTTTGGAGGTGTTTTAAATCCAGTTTTATCATTTTTTGCTTTCATAGCGCTGCTGGTTACTCTGCGGATGCAACTTGTTGCAAATGAAGATGGTGAGCGCAGGCACAACGAACAACTGAAAGAACAGCGCCTATTTCAGCTTATTGGCCTGATGAATGAAAACGCTTTGAGCACCAAAATTCGTGCAGACGAGTTTGATAGTGCCGAAGCTATAGGTCACGAAGCACTGCATTACTCCCTCGTAAATCTAAGAAGCTCATTATCTCGACTAGCCCGTATAGAGCACGATCCTGTAATAAGTGATCTAGAGCTCTTTCAAACACTGGAATATAAATTTAAAGTATGGCGAAAGTACTACTGGCCAGCTATTGGGTTGTATGTTGACTCGGTTTTTTTAGTTCTTGATTTTATTCTTAGAGAAAAATCCAGCGATAGTTTTAAACAGTTCTCTTTGAGAGCTTTGCGCGTCCAGCTTTCAGAAAGTGAGCGGCTGCTGTTATGGTATTCTGCTATGTTCACAGCTGAATATGTTATTTATCTGGAGCCGCTTCAACAGTCGGGCTTTATAGATGACTACGAGGGGTCTCTTGATGATCAAATAAAACCCTGGCGCGAAAGGATGATTCAGTGCAGTCGTCTGTGGTCCCATATCGAAATCGAAAAGCGCTCTACCAATGCATGAGTCGCCGTCGTGGCATATTCACCTCGATAGCATACTCGGCGTGGGGGTGTTTACACTTCGGTGCCGGTCTTAGCGAACTCTTCAAGCTGTCGCGACCACTTTTCAGAAACGACGATTTCAGGTCGCGACATGCTTGCGAAGCGAGTGGACTCATCGGCAGGCGCTGCGGCCAGGTTGATCAGGAACGTCGATACCGTTTCCTGCCATTCTTCGAAGTCGTGGCGCTCTCCGAGCACCTGAAGCGCATCATTGAGCGCTTTCGACACAATCAGCGACCGCTTCTCGGCGCCGATCCGGCCCAGCAAAGCTTTCTCCTTGGCGCGCTTGTCCCGCTGGATCTGCGCATTGTCTTTGGCCATGGCGTGCCTCTTCAATTCCGTGGGCCGGTAGATCCAGCCATGTCTGTCGTCGGCGCTGGCGCACCTGGTTGTTGATACGTCTCATGCTGCTCTCTGCTGATTCCAGACACCCACGGCGTCGAACACCCGGGCGGCCTGTTCTTCAGTCAACGATATCTCGGCGGGAATGGCGATCCAGCCCGACGCGACCCGGTGATTCGGATTGCTCTCGGTGACCAGGTCCTTGTAGGTTTCTTCGATCACGTCTTCGAGGTGCGCGGCCAGATAGTTGCCTTGGGGCGCAACCTCTACCGATTTGGTGTAGCGGTGCCCGCGCTGATCGCGGCACTGGACGCTGAGGTAGATCGTCCAGCGGTGGGCGAAGTCGCATACCGCGTCGGCGATGCGCTGGCCGGGCGGGATGTTCTTGCAGTTCTTCCAGTTGATCATGCCCTGGCGGCCGCTTGGATCGATATTCACCACCGCGACGTGGTTGGTGCTGAGCAGCGCCCGGCACGATCGCTCGATACGGGCGCGCATGTTGTTGGGTTTGCGCTTGCTCATAGTGAGTCCGCCATTTTGCGCAGAGCCTGGCGCTCGGTCCGACCCGGAGAGATGCGTCGGCGCTTGAGGACTGTCTCAGGATCTATTTTCTGTGAGCGGGGAGGCAGTAGCGGGTTGCGCGGTGGGTTTTTCAGTTGGGCTATCTGCCCGCCGGCTGCCAGGTACAGGGCGACCCGGTCATTGATGGATTCCGCGGTTTGTCGCTGCTGCTCGATGAGGTTGAGGTGATTGCTGATCATGATCAAGCTCCTAATCTATGTGCTTGCGCCCGAGCTTTGTCCGCGACCTCATCAACCATGCGATTCAGTTCCAGGTTGAACTGGACAAGCTCTTTGTGCAGGTTGGCGATGTAGTCTTCGTCGCGATAAATCGTTTCGACGTAGAGCTGGCACTCTTCATCTTGACGAGAATCGAACGACAGAAAGTCCCACCATTTCCGTCCCGTAACGAACATGCAGCCTTGGACCTGCGGCATGTGCTCCTCGGGCATGCCTTCGAGCCAAGTCCTGACGTGTATCGCCTCATTGAAAGGGCACTTCGACTCGGTCCCGCCGTCATCGTTTATGAGGCCGTCTGGCGAGCATCCGAGCCAGTCGTACTTCGGATGAACGATGAACTCTGACGGCACGACGATGTTGCCGGTCAGCATCTCGTAGGCATCCTGAGCCTTCTGTTCTTCGGTGTGACCCCACTTCATGGAAGCGCTGCTGACGTTGTGCTTGGATTTCTTTGCCAGACGCTCGAAGCACAGTTCGCGCATGTATGAGGTGCGCGCGCCCATGGGCTCGCGCTTCCCATTTTTGTCAGGCTTCCCCCAAGCCATCACGTCTTTAAACCGGCTGGCTGTCACTCGGCCAGATCGGTCTGCATGCCACTTTTCAGTGCCCTGAAGTTCCGCTCTCACTACGCCGCTTCCTCGGCCTGACCCAGGCCATCATTGGTGCCAGTCATGTCGGTAAAGTCGCCATCAACGGTTGCCGCCATGTTCTTAAGCGCTTCGTGGCACTCCAGGCCGATTGCTGCACGTTGTTTCGGCTTGAGACCTGCCCAGGCTGTCGCATAGGCGTCGATGTCCTGCCGCTTCGCGACGACCAAAAGGTCTGCGAATACTCCGTCTATTTCCGGCGACGGGGATTTCGGGCCGAACGAAACACCAGCAGCGGCAGCGGTATTTGAAGCCTGCTTCGCGGGGGTGATATCGATTTCGCCGCCGTATGAGTCTTCGAACTCATCGGGTGTATAGACGCCGAGGATGACGTCAGGGCAGAAGAGTCGAGCCCATTTTTTTGTCACCAAGTAGGCAATCTGCTGCTTCGGATCCTCCGCCCAAAGCGTGGAGTTCCGGGTGCGCACCTGGGTGAGCAGAAGCTCCAGTGTGCGCGGTTCGTCTTCGCCTTTGAAGGTTGCCCAGACCTTGATCCCGAGACCCTTCTCATCGTCAAAGCTCCAGGCAGGAACGCGGTATTTCTTGAACTCGCCAGTGTCCTCGTCCTTCTTGGTTTTGCTGGTGACTTCGCGCATTTTGCCGATGACGTTTTCCCAGGCACCGAACCATTCGAAGTTCAAACGACCCTTCACCGGTGCCTTGGAGGTGATCACTGCGTTGACGAGCTGCGCCTCGTAGCTCAATGCACCGCCGTTGACGATGAACGTCTTCTGCGCAACAGCGAATGGGTTCATCTGCCACTGCATTGCTTGTAGCACCACCGCCATGCAGTCAGCTTGATTGCCCTTCAAATGCTTGGGGACTGTGGTCACGCCCTTCGACATCATCAGCGCGAGGTCGCTCATCGACTTCATGGTGCCAGGATCGAGGATGAGCGCTGCCGCGTTGTGCGAAGGATCGTGGTAAGTGGCGAGGCCCGTTGGTGCTTGAGTGTCTGAGTCGGTCATTGCGCTCTCCGTGGCCGACAAGGAATGTGTCGGCCTTTCGATTGAAAGGTGGTTAGAAGCGGATGGCACGAAGCCAGGCGCGAGCAGTATCGAGGTCCACATCGAAACCCAGGGCTACAACCTCGACAATGTCGTCGACTGATGGCGCGGTCGTAGTCACATCGTCGGATTCAGCAGTCAGCGCATCTGTGCTGATGGGGGCGACTTCAACCTTTTCTGCGACCAGAGGCGTAGCTGCGATAGTGACCGGGGTCGGTGCGGAAGCCTGGGCGCGCAGGCGGGCCAGTTCTTCCTGATCACGCTGATACTGGGCGTCGCGTTCACGCTGCTGGCGCTGCTGCTCTTCCTGCTGCTCACGCTGTTGGCGTTGCTGTGCTTCCATGTCGCGGCGCTGTTGGTCCAACTCGTCCTGCTGTTGCTTCAGACGCTTGCGATCTTCCTCGGCGCGTTGCTTGCGCAACTCTTCAGCTTCGGCATCAGCAATGCGCTGCCTCTCGCGCAGCTCGTCGAGCTCTTTCTGTTGGGCCAGCAGCTTGGCGGCAGCCTCTTCTCGTTCAACCGCAGACCTGTGCAGCGTTTCAAGCTGCTCAATAGCGTTGTCGCGAGCGATGGTGCCTTCAGCTTCGAACTCGGCATATTCTTCGGGAAGGATTACCGAATCCTTGACGCTTTGCAGAATGCTTGCGACATCGGCAGCGCTACGGTTTGCATAGGCGGCAGCGACGGAACTGAAGCGGGTAATCTTCGCCCGGATGGCTTCGACACGTTCAGCTTCGACTCGCTCGCGCTCGGCTTTGGCATCAGCTACGCGCTTTTCTTCGGCCTTGATTGCTTCGTCAACAGGCGCCTCGATTGCCAAGACTCGATCCTTCAACGCCTCGCCGAACTCCTTAACCTGGTTGACGCGAGCCTGGGCATCTTTGACTTTCTGTTGATAGGGGACGAGCGCCGTCTTGGTGGTTTGCGCCAGGGCATAGCGCACGTCGCGGATGTCGACACGAACTTCCTTCGCATTCGCCAAACCTTCGCTGGTCGAGCAGTCAACGACCAACTTCGCGTAGGTGGTTTCCAGACGAACGATCTGCTCTTCGTGCGGCCGATATTCGGCGATGTCGGTAACGGCAACCGCAGGGACGACAGGTTTTTGAGAGTCCTCGGTTTCGCTCATTTCGAGCGATTCTTGCGCGAGTGCTTGTTTAATATTTGCGGACATGACAATTCCTTGCCGCGCGGTGCGCAGCCTTGAAGGGTGTTGGGTTTACTGAGTGACGCGATCAGCCAGAGCGCTGAGCAGCATCAGAAGGGAGAGGGTGGTGATGGCCGAGAAAGATCCGCGCCAGATCAGCAGGCGTCTCACCCGCTGCCGCTGAGTCACGACAACCGCGCGATAAGCATCCCGCGCCGCGACTGGATCTTGATGCGGGTTGGCAGATCAGCGACCAGAAAAAAGCCCTGTCGGTGCAGGGCTTCGGTCATTGCTTTTGCGTTGCGGGCGATGATGGTCATGCTGCGACTCCCTGTGTGATCGATGCGTTGTAGGTGGCGTAGATCTGGTCGATACGCGCCCTGTAGTGCCGGTGTTCGTCTTCATTGATGGCACGCAACATGAAGGCCAGCGTGATTGACGATGTCGCCGCGGAACTCGCGTTGGGCTTGCCAAGGTCGCGGATCATGTTGTCGATCTCACCCTCGATCCAGGTAACCGCCGTCTGGTGGTCGCGTTGTTCAGCGTTCATGTGCGCCTCCGCCGGGAGGGCAGATCATTTCCATTTTCACCATGGCCAGGCCAATACGTCGCTTGAGGCTTTTGCGCTCTTCCAGCAAGCGCGTGTCCCGATCGGTCAGCGCCTGGGTGCGAATCTGCTCGGCAGCCTCGTAGTCGTGGAACTCCTCGGGCTGCGATCTTTTCTCGCGCCCCCAAGCGTCGTAGCGCCTGTCCCACTCTCGGGCCTGCGCGCTATCTGCATAGCTGGTTGACATGGTCGCCTCCAGACTGGCGGGGTGTTGATCCAACAAAACTCGGCTGCACTCATCCATTCCGCTGGTTGCCGTTGGGCGCGGAGGGGAGTGCACGCGGGTGGTGTCGGTCTGTGGGAGCGAGATGGTTTGTTTGGGCAGCTTTTCGACTACCAGCGCCCGGAATAGAGCGCTTTCACCTGTAGGAGCGAGGCTGAAGCAGCATTGGAATGTCGGTCCTGACCAAGTTGCCTAACTACGTCCGCCCGTTCGCATACAAACAGTTGGCCTGGATCAGCTTTTTTCATGGGGCGCCGACATTCCGATGCAGCCTCTTTCGAGGCGCTCGGGCTTGCTTGTGGCTCACTGCAAGCAGGTGTTTCGACTCCCTAGTGAGATAGGGCTGCCATTCCTTGCTGCCGATACCCGACAAGGCTGGTCGAGAAATCATCTAGCCAGCGCTAGTAACACTGGCCTCACAGATCGGCTCTGTGGGTTGACGCAGGTGGGCGGTTATAGGCCGCAGTTTCGTCCGCATCCGTCTGCCCACTCGCTGAATGGGCAGAGGTGATGCTGGCGGTCAGTCGTCTTCGCCATGAGCGAGCATCTTTTCGATGTCAGCGGCGCCGGGCTTCTTCCAGTTCTTGATCTGGCCTGTTTCCAAGTCGATGTTGAGGATCAGGTAGTCGCCGTAGTGGTCACCCGGGAAGAAGTCCGGCACGTAGCCTTCATAACTTCCGACTTCTTCACCCTGCGCATCCTTGAGGCCGGCAGCGAAGCCGTCACGCACCTTGATGTGCAGGTGCAGCTCGGTCACGTCGACCTGCACCGTTTTCTGCTGGTTGATTTGCATGCTGCTGTCTCCGGTTGATTTTCCGGATGACCCTGTTGCCAAGGTCATCGAGGAAATCTGTTGTCTCCACTACGCGCATCGCCGGATTCATATCTCTGGCCAGGTCACACATTTCGTGTCCGGTGTTCTTCCTGGCTGGCTTGCGTGGTTTCGCGCACTCACATGTGGGAGTACGGCCAGTTCCAGAGCTGGCGATGGCATCGACTGTTTATTGCTCGCCCTTACCGGTTGCAACCCGGGGTAGTCGATGGCGAGGATCCTGAGTTGTTAAAGAGCAGCGGATCTCTCGACCCTTCGCAGCTGGTCCCGATGTGGGGACTGGGTTGCGATGAAGGTAAATTAACCGCCGGTTTATATATCGTCAATACCGGCGGTTAATTTATTTTTTAATCTGATGCCGTATGCTTGGCTATAGCTGGATATGCATACAGTATTTGGAGGTGGGAATGGCAAAGGCGAAAAAACAGGGGAATCCATTAGAGCGGCAGGAAATGAGCGGTATTGAAAGGCTTGGCTTACGCGTCTCATCAATGATCAATCACCCGGTTGCGCAGATTCAGCGCTGGGTGACGATCCACCGCCTGGACACGGATGGCGATCGGGAGTGGGAGGAAGTGATGGGCTTGCTATCCGAGACGGACGGCATAGACATGACGTTCAACGACGATGAGTCGGTGACGCTGAGGTGGGAGGCCCTGGCTGAAGTAGATCGTGTAGCCGAAGTAGAGGATACGATGGAGGTGGAGGAGGTCGCGCCTTTCTGATGGATAGAAAAAAGCCCGCGCTGAGGCGGGCTTCGATGATGGAGCCGGGGCTAGTTGGAGAATTTGATTTCGGTAGCAAGGGCTTCTTTTGCTGACTGATATGCAGCCTTAGCCCGCATATCAGTTGGGCTATACGGGCTCATAGTCATGAGATAGGTGGACCATTTTGCGTACAGGTCCTTGCTAAGCTCAGCTTGCTTGGCGGGTATCTTGGCTGCCTTAAGGCGTGCAATAGCCTCATCACCTTGAGATCTGGAGTGCTTGACGCACTCTAAAAGCGAATTGCTGTATTCAGCAATCATTGCTTGATTCCCGTACCGCACAGCTGTCCCGCCCGTAGTTGCTTCCAGATCACACTGCCAAGCCGGCAGATCAAGTTGGCGCGAGAAATTAAGAGCCGCCGCCGAATTGGGGTCGTACTTAAACTCAATGGGCTTGAAGGCATGAGGTGTCCGTGTTGGTGCCGCTGCATTCGTCGGTCTTTGTTGGGGAGCCACACAGCCAGCCAAAGAAATTGCTGCAACCGTGAGCAGAATGGTGGTTCTCAAACGCATGGTATCCCTCCCGTAATTGAGCCCGAACTCTACCATTCGTGGCACGCAGCCACCATTGGATGGCTCAGTCCTCGGGATCAATCTCCTCCTCAGGCTTCCACCTGGCTATCAAGTCAATCAACAGTTCGGCGATGGCCTCGTTGTTGTTTTCCAGTACTTTTAGATGTTCGTTGATTTGATTGGATACAGCCGTGGAGCCGCTCTGGTCGATCCAAATGCCTATCTCCTCGATAGCGCAGCCTAAGGCCATGATGTTCTGATTGAGTCGGCTGAGTAGGGCGGGGGTAGGGTCGTCTGGTAGGGGCATAGCCGCGTCTCCTGTGTCTAAGAAAAGCGTAGCAGCTAGCTAAAAGCGCGCGCTTGGCGGGCTTTCTTTTCTAAGGTTCGCTATGGCGTGTGACCGAACTGCGATCTGAAGTCATTCTCCAATTTTTGGCAGGCGCCGCCAGCGTAAAGGCCTTCCTCGCGATGACAAAGATTAATGAGGGCTCGCACCCGAGACTTCGCTTGGCTTTCCGGGCTATTGCCGACTATTGCGCCGAAGGTAAGAAATAATATAAGAGCAGCAAAAATTCCAAGTACTATCTTGCCGAACACTCCGAAGCGAGGACTTAGAGGGGGATCTGGCAGTTCCGCGAGGCCATACTCACGATCAGCATGGCAGTACTTACATCTAATTGCTGCAGGATTGATCGTTTCTGCGCAATACGAACATTTCAATTCATCTGAGTCCATCAACACCCCCTCCATATTTAAGTCGTAACTTTACCATGACACGTAGCTACCATTGTCGGGCAGGAAAGGCCAGAAACAAAAGCCCGGCGCTGGGCCGGGCCTTCGATGAGAGGAGATTTTGGCTATTGCAGCTGATCAGATTTGTGTTCTTTGAAATATTCTTTTTTGCCAGCCGCGGACTCAATGTTCCGAAAGGTGCGTCCATCGGCTGCACAAAGCATGGACCTACCATCTCTGAGCATTAGTGAAAATGTTATTTCTTCCTCTTCACCTGCCAGCATCAGACCCGCAAAGGCACCAATCGGACCGAGTACCATCGCGCCGGCTAATCCCAGACTGACAGAACTCGACACATCGCGGCGCGAGCTTTCGCTGACTAATGAAACGTCACGGATCTCTTGTGTGGATATCTTTAGTCCTGGCCACGGGTAAACGACTGTCTCTATGGTGATAACACCGGGCTCATACGTTGCATGCCCATCAAGAAAATCTCCTGCCAAGATTTTTATTTTTGCCATACGGCATCCTCCCTGCATCCTCCTACAAGAAAAATTCAACGCTCAGACGGTTGTGGCGTCAACGGGCTGTGGACGAGAAGCATTGATTGTCCGACTGTTGGAAGGCCACAAATGAAAAGGCCTGCTAAGGAGCTGCCTGTCTGGACTGAAGTCGCAAACCGAGTAGGGCTGGCGCCGATCTTACTTGCGCATTGCATCAGGTGGGCAGGACGCATCACTCCACCAGTGCTTACCGTCCTTCTGCATCAACCTGGGGGGTTAGAGAGCTCGTGAAAGTGCCGCGGCTTGCTTCCGGAGTTAGAGTGAAGGTTCGGCTCGGTGAAAGGCCACATACCAGGTCGCCTTGTCGAAGGCTTCAGAGGAGGCATTGGTGGTCGGAAAGATTGGTGTCATGCGACGGCTTCTTCTCATAGTGGTACCAGGGTAGATGGAGCACACCATTCGTGTGCTCGTCCTGAATTATGCCGAGTCGTTCAGATTATTAGCGAAGGATAGATACAAAGGCCCGGCGCTGGGCCGGGCTTCTCATCATAGGGTCTTGAAAGTCAGCGGGAGCTTCCGGTCGAAAAAGCTTGGATCTGTTGCAATCAATCTGCTGCCTTGTTCACCTAGCGAGACACCTCTGACCGTAAAGTAAGCTCCTTCAACTTTTACTTTCTGGTTGATCAGTTTTTGCCAGATGTACTTTTCCCCATCTGGCAGTGTATCCCTCATGTCTACTAACCCGATCCCATGCTGCTCACCTACGTTGGTCAATGACTCGAGGTACAGCCAGCCAGACCACGGACCAGTTCCTTGTTTGACATAGCCAAGCAACCTTTCCTGACGCGGGGGTAGGTTATTCGGTACCCCTTCGATCTTATAGTCGGGATCGCCTTCTATGACGTAATCGGCCGAGGTGATAGGGATTTCGCGTGCAAGATCTTTTGCATACTGCAAGGTCCGATCCGTCGCGGCTCCAGCTTTTTTGAACGCTCCACCAACGCCATCGTTTTTTAGGAAAATCGCGTAAGTTTCGAGGTTTATCTTAGACATAAACAGAATGACATTTCCCGTACGTTCGCCTTTGAAGTAGCTGTAAAGCGTGTCGTCCATACTGAAGCCGGCTTTTTCAAACGCTTTGTTCATGTACTTGGCGTAAACGTAGGATTGCTCTGGTGTAGGGATGGCAAATTTTGGCACTCTAGCCATCTCGCTGTTGAAGTCATCGTCGTAGTAGTCCTTGAAGGCATTTACGATCTTTTGCGCTGAGACCATGTCCAATGGGGCTGCGGGTTGAGCTGCGTGAACGACGGTGCACAGGAACAGTAGGCAGGACGATATGAGCAATCGAAACATGGAGGCATCCTTGAGGTACGGCTGGCAAATCTCCATGCGGCCAGCCCATGATTCAGGGCGCTTTCAATCCACCGAAATGGAGGTTGAATGCGTGAGGAGTCACCATGGGATCGGCCGGATGTAATCAATCTTTAGCTTTCTACAGTGCGCTGAGAGTTCGAGGTGTTTGGGAGGAGCGGGACAGAAAATGAAAAAGCCCGGCGCGAAGCCGGGCTCTCTATCGATGGGCCAAATCCCTCTGACTGAGTGCATTGTGCTGGGTAGGTGTGACGATGGCGTGACAGGGCGGATACGAAAAGCCCGGCGCAGGGCCGGGCATTGATCTCTATGTGAGATTTCTTTTCATGCAACTTTCCCTGACCACCAGTTGATCGTTTTAATGGCGAGATCATCGGTTGAAGGCGCTTGGATGATTTCCACTCCAGAGCGCATCAATCGGTCTAATTGTCTACCGATAACATCTGAAACCCTTTTGAACTCTACAGGATCCATGCCGCTTTTTTCTGTCGGAACGAGAATGGAAAGAGCTCCTTGGCGGTCCGTATTGCTGGTTACAAGCATTAGATCTGAAGAAGCCTGAAGTATGTTCTTTTCAGCTACTACTGGACTTTTATACCAAACCGAAACGACTGATCCTACCGCTGATGAGCTAAGAAGTGGTGCATCGACATCAATGGTTTTTCCATTCTTCAAGCTGAGCCGATAACGTTCTTCCTTAATAATCGACGACGCTGAGAGCTCCATGCGCTGCCTCATGATTTGGAATAACCCGTCGCGGAGCTTAGGTGTCGACGTGTACCTGAAGGCGTTGTTTTTTGCTGAGCCTTTAGGATGGCCCAAAGTAACCACATCTTCGAAAAACTCGTTGACCACCGCCTCTGCTGACTCCCCGGCAGCAAACAGCTCCGGTCCCAGACGAACGTTGCCACTAATTTCATCCGGTAAACCAGCACGGCTTTCGTACACAAACTCTTCGATATCATGAAGATAATGTGTCAGCTCGCGAAGGTTCACCCGCTCGCCATATAGACATTTGAGTCTGTCAAACGTGTCTAACATGCGGACTTCTACGCGGCCCTGGTAACAGAAAGCAACGCCTACATTGAGGAATTCCCCTGCGTCCGTATCCATGCACATTTGAATCGTGCGCCAATGACCGCTCACACCCTGCCGGGCGGAGCTTTCTCCGATCTTGTGCTTTATCTTGGCGAAGATGGTCATACCATAAGGCCTACTGCCGAATTATAGTGTTGCGGTTCGAGCCGAGAAGATAAGAAGTCTAGCACCTGTGTGACTTCATCTTGCTCCAAAAATTCAGCAAGAAGCTCTCTCGCTTGACTTTCTGCTTTGCTCTTCCATGAGACTGAAAATGTGTTGTAGGCGAGTCCGCGAGCAGATCTGATAGGGGTCCTGCTGCTCCAATTTGGTACCAAGCTGTCGATCAGCTCTTTGAGTGCATTACGCAACTCCAGCGGGCTCGTTGCTAATCTGCTTGGATCCCATGAGGGGTGCCTGAAAAGCCTGCCGTGGTCAATCAATACTAATGAGCCTTCGGCATTCCCAAGCAGGTTCCCTAGGTGGCGATCAGTGTTCTCCGTCCATTCATCAAACGACACTATTCCCGGCGTCGATTTGTTCGAGGCCAAATCTGCAGCAATACGGGATAGGTTTTTTTGCCTTAAAAAGTCAGGTCCGTCCGAAGGGCAACCCACGACCAAGCTTGGATGTCTCATATCCTCGCTGAACCAAGCTAGGAATTCTGCTTGATCGCAGCCTTCCGGCATGGAGTTTGACAGCTTCTCTAGAACGGCCTCAGGTATTTGCTCTCGCCGCAAAACGATAACACCTGCGGTGCCAGGGACTACTAAACCGCAGGCTTTTGCGAGTACGTAGCCTAATGCCTCGCTTACAATAGATCTGTTCTCAGCTAGATTGTCGTCATTTAACGCAATTTTGTTTGGAAACGGTTTTATATAGCAGCGAAAAGACGCATCGCCAACGGCAACTTTTCCTCTAAATATTGCATTCTCACCTTTCGAGTCCACCTCGCGGAGCTGGCCGCGGAAGGCGTCGCCACCAAGCACTATAAACATCTGTCGATCCTTGATTCTTACTGTGTAAAACCGAATAGAGACCCTACATACCTTGAACGATCATGCTGTCCTGGTCATTCAACCTTCCCCCGCACAATCCTTCCCGCCTTCACCTCTTCCGCATACCCCGCCAGCCGCTCCTCATCCCCCTGAAACACCTTGATCATGCGCAGCAAGGCTTGGGCGTCGGCTTCATTCCCGGCCGCGCTCAATCGATCTGCGATCCGAACCAGCTCCACGGCTGACCACTTGAGGTCCGAGGCAATACCCTGGAGGTTACGACGCAAATCATCCAGCAACAGTGTGGTCACTCAGCTTTGCTCCTGCTTACTCGGCCGACCCTTACTTCCTCGGCATACTCCATCAGTCGATCAACATGCTCGTGCAGCTTTCCGATCTTCTCCATGGCTGCCAAGAACTCAGGTCCGGCGAAGGTCTTTGCCTCGCGGAAGAGGTCGTGCGCGGTATCTTCAAGAGTGGAGGCCGCGGCTTTCAAATCACGGCGCAGTTCCTGGTTGGGTTTGGTGAGGGGCATGGCTATACCAGTTGGGCATTCCAAACCAGGAGCACTCGAGCCTGGATGTAGGTCTCGTCAGCTCTGATCGTTTGCGGCGGATGTCTATCGTTGTCAGAAATCATTTTGATCTGATCATCGCCAATCCACTGGAGGCGCTTGATGTACAGGTGGCCCTCCCAAGAGAACATGTAGATCCCATCCCCGATGAACTCACGAATGCTGATGTCGACCAGGAGCGGGTCGCGGTGCTTGATCGTTGGCGCCATCGACTGACCCCATCCGGTCACCATCTTGAGGTGGAAGTGCTCTTTGAACTCGACGCCCATCTCGCGCAGGTGCTGAGGGCTTACTCGCACGTCCTGGAGCAATTCCGGGTAGTCGTGCGGTATTTGCCCGCCACCCATAGCGGCACGGACGTCGTAGTGCGCGATCCACACCTCGTCACCCATGACTCCGGGTCGGTAGTAGTCGATCTCGATGGCACCACCGCCATCGAGATCGACTACCGCTGCAAGTAACCGGCGGCGGGCCGTATCCGAAAGCCCTTTTCCCTGTTTTGCAAGCATCTGGCGAACCATGTCAGCAGCAGATGCACCTTGCGAGTAAGTGTTCGCTTGTTCCGAAGCGCTCGCGAGTCCACTGATCTCTTTCGCCAGTCGCTTGCTGAATTTCTCGATAGGCACGTCAAGCAAGCGCGACAGCACTGCCGCGAACTTCGCATTCAGCGGATTGGTGCCGTTCAGATACATCGCCACAGCGGCTGCGGAAATATCCGCTGCTTCCGCAAGGCTTGCTTGAGTCAGACCAAGGGCGTTCTTTTTCGATACGAAAATCGCCTTCGCGGCGTCGCACTCAGCTTTTAACTCTGGGGAAAGTTCTTTCTTTTTGCTCATCCGTGAAATTTAACCGTTGGTTAATTTATTTGCGGCAACCGGCGGTATTGCTAGAAAACTAACCGGCGGTTAATATTGATCTTGAAACCACCATTCGAGATTTCCAGAATGAAGCAGATCCCACTTACAGAGCTGGTTGCTACGAAAGGGCAGGCCTTTGCGGCCAAGGCTCTTGGGGTCAGCCCTGCCGCAATCAGCAAAGCCGTCGCGGCCGAGCGAAACATTTCCGTCACCTGCAATCCGGACGGGACTTTTGAAGCGCATGAGCTCAAATCCTTCCCGGCGCAAGCGTCTCCAAAGAAGTCAGCCGCCTAACCCAGTCCTGTCACACCGACCCCGGAAGTGAGCCCATGGCCTACGACGACAAAGCGCACCGGTACGAGCACCAGGTGAAGGTGCGTCTTGATGACGAAGTCTTCCAAGAACTCAAGGACGTTGCTCGCGACATGAAGCTGCAACACAGCGTGCTTAGCCGGGAAATCATCGAGGCGGCGCTTGAAGTCAGGCGAACCCTGGGTGAGTTGCCGTTTGAGCTGGAAAAGCGACAAGCCTGAAAAGGCGCAGGAGGGGGATTTATGCCCAGTGCAGAAGTGGATCTCAGGAAGACCGCAACAGAAGAACTGGCGCGATGGGCGATGGAGATTGGCATTACTCCCGACGCATTGGCTTCCGAGCTTGTGCGAGTGGCGATGCCGGGGCTCAAGAAGGCGATATGCGACACCGCGAAGCCCGACAGCAACGTACTCGCCTTCACCCTCAAGCGATGAGTTCCGGACCGAAGAGCGAGAAGGACGGGTCGGTTACAAGTTTGAAGTTTGGTGCTGGTCCCTGTTTCGGGACTGGAAGAAGAAAGGGTCATGGGTTCATCCCTGATCAGTTGATGAACGAATGATCGCCTTGTTGGCACTACGCCACCACGGAAACAGAAACGAGGTTTTACGAATGGAAGACTTTCTTCGGGCCTGCCAGAGCGCTGTTCTGGACAACGAGGCAAAGGCACTGGCGGCAAAGATGGGCGTTCCGCACGTTGGCCTGCTCCAGCGCGCCAACCCCGACAACGATGCTCACCACCTGACGGTGGAGCACCTGTTCGGAATCTTGCTGCACACCGGCGACATGCGCCCTCTGGCCGCGCTCGCAAATGACTTCGGATTCGACCTGGTCGCCAAGTCTGCTCCTGAGCCTCAGGCGCTGACCAAATCTCTGATCAATGTCGGCAAGGAAGTGGCTGATCTGACTATCGCGGTGCACGAAGCACTCGGCGACGACCATGTGAGCACATTCGAAAAGTCCTTGATTCGCCAAGAGATCAACCATGTACGACAAAGCCTGGACGTGATGGATGCATCGGTGAAGGCCGCCTGAAAACATTCCGCATGCGAAAACTCGGGAAATGGGTCACTGCCTTCCCACTATTAGCTTGAAGGTCGACAAAACCATCAGGCACAAAAAAGCCGACGGTCGAGGTCGGCTGATTCGAAAACACTTTGTGAGGCCGATTATGCAGAGCCAACCTAATTCAAGCAATACCCCGACCAGTGTCGCGACACGTTTTTCGAATTCTGAAAACGTGTCGCGTACTCAGGCTGCAACCCCATTCAGTTTTCACGGCCTTCTGGTCCGCGTCATCGACGATGGCACCGGTGAGCCGTGGTTCATCGCCAAGGACGTCGCCGAAGCGCTTGGCTACGCCAACACTTCGAAAGCCATCAACGCCCACTGCAAAGCTGTGAATACCTGCCATACCGAAATGGGAGGGCAGGTGAGGGCGGTGCAGATCATCCCTGAGCGCGACCTTTACCGGCTGGTGATGAAGTCGAAGCTTCCGGCGGCCGAGCAGTTTGAAGAGTGGGTGGTAGGTCTGGTGCTGCCAAGTATTCGCAGGGTCGGTCACTTCTCGGTCCAGGCGCCGAACAACTCCAAGATCGTCGGTGAGCTGGCAATACTGGAGTGCTTCGACCGCCTGCTCAAGCCGGCACCTTCGAGCAAGATGCTGATGCTGGCCCAGATCGCGGCCAACAACGGGCTCGACGCCAAGTTTCTCCCCGGCTACGCCGTCGACGCTGCGCCAGACGCAACTGGCGGTTCCTCAATGCCCACCAGGTCGGCCACAGCCTTGCTCAAGGATCACGGCATTCGTTACGCGCCAGCGGCATTCAACCGCGCACTAGAAGCCAGGGGCTTTCTCAAGCAGCTCCAGCGTAAGAACTCCAAACAGGAGATGGTTCCGTTCTGGTCGGTGACCGAGAAGGGCCTGGCCTACGGCAAGAACCTCACCAGCCCCCAATCCCCCCGCGAGACGCAGCCTCACTGGTACGTCGATCGCTTCCTTGAACTGGCCAAACTGGTCGGGAAGGCCTGATATGCAATTCACCGTCACGATCAATCAGGTGAAGGCGCTGGAGTGGGGGCTGAACTCTCAGCAAGCCCTGCTGTTCGCCTTCGTCTACGGCTGCCCGAGTTGGACCAAGCCAATCAAGACTGATGACGGGATCTTCTTCGCGCTGAGCAAGGCCAAGATCATCGAGGAGCTACCACTGCTCACCGATAAGCCGGATACCGCTTACCGCATGCTGAAGGCCCTGGAAGAGGCCGGTTTGATTGAGCTTTCCAGCACCTCGAACATCACGCTATTTCGCCTGACCGAGAAGGCGATCGAGTGGAACCAGAAGCTTGATGGGTCGGAAAAATATCCGACCCCGCCACAGAACAAAGGTCGGAAAAAAATCCG